GCTACCAACCTTACTCATCCAGATATTATCTGGCTCTGCTATTGTTCCACCAAAGCACAAACGGTTTTCATGAAAGGTAACAGCAGCAGGATAGCCTCGAACAGCCGACCAAGACTGCTCATCCCAATCTCGGATTGGTGCATGAGAAACTACCTTAACATTACCACCACCATCTTCACTATCGTTAGCGGTTCCACCAGCTTGATAAGTATAAGTGTTCTCGTCAATAATCTCTCTGACTTGATCGGTAACATTTAATTGAGCGGTGTTAATTCCACCAGTCACACTAGCGCCCTCAATGGTAATCACATCACCAACATTAAGGCCATGAGTTAAGTGAGTAACCTCAACAATATTAGAGCCATCAGCGGTTCTTAATGGGTTTAAAACAGATAATCTTATTTTAAGAGTGTCTAAAACATTGCCAGTAACTACTGTAGCTGAAGTATATCCTGTAATTAAAATTTCAGCATTATGATACCGAACTGTAACACCTACATGATTTGGAACCCAGTAATCTGCACTCGTTGTTAATGTAATTCCAGTGCCGCTTATTGCTGATGGGTCTAGCGTCACACTATTGGCTTGAAAGGTAGAATAGGGTTGATAGGTAACTTTGTTATCAGCCCTTTGGTCAAAGCTATAAACGCTAATTTCAAACGCATTTAAAGCAGTTCTTGTAAGCATACGCGGTGCAAACAGCGGATGACAGATGAACATTACATCGCCATACTGAGCAAAGGTATATTCCTGTAAATACTCTTGGTCAAAAGGCAAAGCATTGCTGCTAGTGTCCTGAGTAATCGTTTCTACAAGATGTAAGTTGCCAGCAGTGGTATAAGTTCCAGCGTCATCTAAGAAAAAACAACGAACTTTCTGATGCTCAACGGAAATTACATAAGCTTCATTATCATCGAACTCAAACTTGAATAAGTGAGACTGCTCTGGATACGTCCCATTATAAGTTATGCTGTAGTTATACATATGCTTTAAGCCGTGGCGTTTTTTTAGTGAGCCCTCAGCCGTAACAATCATATTCTCTACACGCTGTGCAGAAGAAACATACACAGGGGAATCCGTTCTCATTATTAGGGAGTCGCTGATTTCACCAAACTGAAAGCTATTTTGTGGTACTCTAACTTTCTGCATTAGCTACGCCTTTGACTTATAAACCTCGAAGTGTTTAGCTTTTTAGTTGTTTGCTGCTGTGAATCAAGCCTACGCGCTCTCATTAAGAACTGCTCACCCTTTTGTTCCATTAATGAAGCTAACTGAGCATCACGCGCAACAGAAATAGAAAGCATAGCAGCTACTTGAAACTCTACAGCCATTGTAAAGTAAGGAGGCCAGTAAGCCTCATCTGCTCTAAAGATATAGTCTGCTACAAGAACCTCAGTCTCGTTAGCATTACAATAAACCTTATCTCCATAAGTATCATAGATAATAGGTTCATCGTTTATTGTTACAGCACTTAGCATAATAAGATCAGACGGAAGCTGGTAAGCTGCATCGTATCGACCCGTTGGTGCCGCTACAAGCCTACTAATCTGCTGTTGATTGGTAGCAAAGCGCCATCTTGAGTTAGTTAGCGCAGCGCGAGCAACGTCTTCATATACAGCATCAACTACATCAGCCTCAGCCGTTCCTTCATCAAACGATTGGATAGGAGAGCCACCCATTAGTATAGAGGCGCGGGAGCATATTTTGATTGCTGTATTTGCTGGCATAAGAAGTTAGGGGGCTTTCGCCCCCCTCCTATTAGTTGTTGTCGAGGACTTCAAATACACCGTCATCATCGATAACGACACAACCCATAGACATCATTGATGTCGCAAGGTGCGCTACCTTCTGCGGTACATAGTTGACCTCGGTTTGAACATCAGAGTTAATGCCAATGCCCACAGCGCGAGCGTGGTAAGCAAAGTTCTTGCCGCCAGCTACCGCTGAAGTTGAGAAGATCTTGAATCCCAAGAACTCTTTCATTGTCATGCCACCAGCAAACGGAAGACTCTGAGGGCCAACATAGTCTGATGATGCAAACTCATTGATGTTAAACAAGTCAGCAAATCCAGCAGGAGACATAGCTAAATAGCGCTGTCCGTCTTCTGGAATATCTTCTGCACCAAATGTTTGGAATAAAGTGAGAAGGTCTGCTTTTTCAAGCGCTGAAGCTGTGTCATGAATTTGTGTTGCGTTAGCACCAGCATCCATAGCAGTGGTAATCAAAGCATCAGTTTGGCGACCCAAGGCAGCAGCAGCAGATTGAGCAACAGCTTGACGTTCATTGATGTTGATCTTCAATTCGTCCAGCTTGTCAATATACTCGGCAGCATAGTAGTCAGCCATAGTTGCCTCAACATTGGTGTGCGCCAATTCCATTGTGGTCACATCGCCGTTGCGTGTTTTAGTAGATGCAGTGCCTTTTCCAATTACTTGGAAACGTGCAGTTGAACCAGTCACATTGGTTGAGCGGATTGTGTTCCGTAGTTTAGAACCCATACGCTGATAAGCCATGTGAACTTCTGATTCAAACTGTTTAATAAAGGCTTGGTCAATCGTATTAGCCATTTTACAGTCCTATTTTGAAGTTACAGTTGCCAACGGGTATCCACTCTTTCACTTCAGCAAGGGTATCCTTTCGGGCCTTTCAGTGCGTTATGGGCCGTAATTCCCCATCGTAAACACTTTTTTGATTTGGATTGCAACGCACAAAATCAACGTACTTATGAGGAGGCGAGCTAGTTACACCCACAGGCTCAAAGCCTAACCATACCGCCCAGTCTACCATAAACTCATAATCAGCAAGTATAGTCATAGTCATTTGCGGTTGAGTTTTGTCCAGATAATTAAGGAGCATTTTAGAGCCGCGAGCTATAGTTGTAAAGTTTTCTTTTACCTTGTCGGAAAACATAAAGAACATTTGAGGGTAGTCTTGGTCTTCACCATACCAAAGCCCCCCTACTCCAATAAAAGTTTCACCTTCCTTGCGAACCAAGTAACACTCAGAGCATTCATACATTTCCGTAATGGCTTGCTTAATATCCAAATGACCAAGGATTTTAAGCTCTCTTATGTTTTCCTGACTCAGATTGGCAGCAACCTCATCAATGTGGTCAAGAGTAAAAGGGGTTAAGTAAAACTTACCCCTCTTTAGGATTTTAACCTCCATAGAGATTTTTAAACCCTTCTTCTACTTGCTTGCGAACTATTGATCCTTCCTTCCAATAATCAGGCTGACTCATTAATTCATTCAACTCATCTTGAGTTACGCGTCCAGATGGTTGCGTATTTCCGGCAAAGGAACCGTCTTTAGTCGCCTCCATAATAGCCTCAAGTGCAAGAATACCCTCATGGCTTTCACACATACGCTCAATAGCTGGTAAAGCTTGCTCAGGAAAAAACTTGTTTGCAAACATAGACGCTGCTTGAATGCGGTCATTTGCATTGTCACCAAGTTTTTTAGCTTCAGATTCAAGATCAGGCTGGCTTCCATTAACAGCTTGAGCATACATCTCAATGCCCTTTTGAAACTCATCCTGCCCATAGCCGTTTTCAAATGCGTGTTCTGACCACCATTGAAGCAACTCATTATCTACAGCAAGCTCATCATCAACAATATCGGGAAGCTGATAATCACCAGCAGACTCAGGGCGATCACTAAATGCCTCTGTTTGTATTTCCTCAAGAAGTTTGTTGCGAATGTCTTCTTCTTTAGTTCCAAGCTTTGATTCGAGTTCTTTATAAGCTTTAGCTAAATCTTCACCGCTGCTATATTTTTCTGGCAGCCACTCAGGGCGCTCTGGTGCCGAAGACTGCTCAACATCTGCCTCAGTAACAAAGTCACGCCCATCAGCTTGGGCTGTTTCTATTGCCGCTTCTTCATTCATTTGTTCTTACTCCTATGAGAATGTGCAATACGCTGCTCAATCAAGCCAACAATATAGCGCTGGCCTTCGATATGTCGCAGTTCTTCCGTGGTCACATTAGGGCCATTTACCATCTCAATAGTAACAGAACGCAAATAGCGAAGAACTTCTTTGCCTGTGGGGGTCTTAAAGATTTCAGCAATGTTCCTGCTTATTTGAACATCCTTGTCAGAATCCCTTTGGATTCCATCTAATCCAATATTAACCTTGTTGGGCAATCATCTGTCCTTGCTGTTGTTGTGCCATTTGCTGCGCTAATGCAGCTATTTGTCTACGCTGTTCTTCGTCACGAATCAAGCTCTCTGGCACACCAAATTTTTTCGCAAGGTGAATTGCTGTTTGTTCACCGTCAATTAGAAGCTGCAACATTTCTGGGCCAAAGGCTCCACCAACTAATTCAAGGAAGCGAGCAACGCTAGAAATGTCTTGATTTGATTGAGCTTGTGCAAGCGGAGATACAGAGCGGACTTTAACTTCCCGTCCATTTACTGTAGGTACTTCTATGCGGCCCTGCTTCTTTAAAATGTATATTACACGTTGAAGTACGGGCTGCACGAGTTCTGCTTGCAAGCGACCAAATGCAGATCCCATTCTTCTAGCCAAGTCACCCATACGTTCTGCTACCTCAGTTGCAGTAGCGGGAGTTTTATCTGGGTTTCCGAGCATATCATTGTACAGCGCACGTTTAATATTTAAACGCATATCACTTAGAACAAGCTGCGCTACATCAAAACGACCAGCAGCTTGTATGGGCTGAAGACCTTGGCTGCCCATAGCTTTCGGTATGATTGAACCGGGCACTAAATTAATCGTGTCAGGGTTGATTACGCCATCATCTTCCATTTGATAAATACCAGAGATAGACATCTGTGCATTCTCAAGAATAAGCTCAATGGTAAGATTAGTAGTCTTAATAGCAGATAGCGCATTAAGCAGTGGGCCGCGCCCGTAAATCTCACCAGCGCATTTGCCCCAGCGAAAGCAAACAAAGGGATTAGAACCAAGACCAGTCATTTCTTTAGTATACAGCATAGTCTTAGTGGTCATGCAGATAGCATAATGAAAGTAAGCTTCTTGATTCTTCTTAGAGTAGTCGCGGCAAACAACCTCAAGTACAGTCGTTTCTCTATCAGAACCCATTAAGGAAGTTACCTTTGGATCAAAGTTTCCTTTAGGATACATAATAGCAAGGTGATCAAACTTAACCTTCTTTCGCTCACGATAAACGTGGTCGATCTTATCATCGGGACCAGTGTCAAGTACCACATGAGGGAGCGGTATAGCTGAGAAGTTTACAGGATTGATTGCATCCCCCTCTTCTACGCACAAGACACCAGTACCCACAGCCAAATCCATGAAGGATTCATGAACTTCTTGGCTGAAATTAGAGTTCTGAAGAACCTCGAATACATACTCAGTTACTTCATCAAGCTCGTTATCTACAGCTTCACGCTGATCGGGCGGCACTTCACTGCCAGCCATAAGATCAGCCCAACGCGCAAAGTTAGGAACTAAACCAGACTGTAATCTACTAGCAAATTCCTGCACACCAACTACCGCAGTTTCATCAAAGATCTTATCATCCCTGCGCTGACCAGCTTCTTCATAGTAAAATGACTCACGTTGAGGCAAAGCATACTCATAGCATTCCTCAAATAACGGAACCCAG